TTAGATAGAGAACCACTGACATCAAGTGTACTACTAGGACTTGTTGTGTTGATACCTACTTGACCAGACGAATCTATACGCATACGTTCTGCTATAGCTGCTGTACCATCTGCTTTTGTTTCAAATATTAAAACAGCACCTCTTTGCCCTGATGTAGAACCTGCTCCTTGTGCTTTAATGCAAGCCATATCTTTATGACCTGAGTTTTGGTAATGACCAACAAAGTGAATGTCTCCAATACCGCCAGTGTCAACATTTTGATTATCACCTAACTCAATCTGACCACGCCTAGTTCCAGAAGTTTCAATTACCGATAAAATTGTATGGTTTGCATCATTTCCAAGAACGTTTTGACTTGATGTACCTATACCGATGTTCCCAGACGAATCTATACGCATACGTTCTGGTTGAGAAGATCCAGTATGAAATGATAAGGCACTGCTACCATTAACTTGTTGTATTTTACTTCCATTTGCAGAAGTATCATTAAAGAAAAGTGTCCCTGCGGTTGCACCAGAACCAACACCTCCTACGTATACCGTCCCTGATGAGTCAATGCGCAATCTCTCAGTAGGAGAGGCAGCACCATCAGCAGTTGTTAGAAATGTTAATCGACATGGCATATCATTACTTCCAGCTGTGCCATCTACAGTGGCGTTGATAGCAGCCCCTTGAGTAACTAAATCAGTGCCATCTGCACCTGCAAAATGTATTTGCCCTAACAAATCTCCGTTTTGAACGACTGTTGTTCCACCATTTGATGCACTTCTTGATTTACCTAAAGATATTATTGCGGGTGAATCATTAGCTGAATTTCTTATGATTGAAAGACCACTTGAAGCATCTGTTGATTCAATTTCAAATATTCTGCTTGTATTTCCACCTACAGCCCTTGAGCTACTATGCCCTATTATAATTCGATCATTTCCAGCATCTAAATAAAATAAATTTGCTTCTGTATCGCCTTCAATTCTAAAATCAACATCCGCACCACTTTCATTAAATATTGTTGTAGCTCCTAGTTCCATTCTTTCGACACCGCCAGTAGCAACATTGAAAGTATCAGCAGCAGAACTATATATTCCTGTATCTAAATCATCTCTAAAAGCAAGTGCTGGTGCAGAGTTTGTGCCATCTTCAAGCGTTAACGTGCCATCAAGTTGTAAAAGTTCTACCCAATCATTATTTGCTGAGTTTCTTATTTTTAATGTTCCGCTTGTAGTATCAGCCCACCACATATAGGCTGCTGTGGTACTAGGAGCAGAAGAACTGCTGTTATTTGTTAATATTGCCTGTAATACGAGGTTTATATCAGCCCTGACGTTAGCTCCAGTGGAGTTATCTATGACGTAATCGTGTGTTGCCATTACCTAATCCAATTTTTTATCTAAGTATATCCTAATCTAAAACTAACTACCACGCCCAAAACCTGTTGCAGCATATTTGAAATTTCTATCAACATGACTAGATCCATTCTTTACGTCAATATCAAAACCGCTTCCAGTAATATTTGATAAAGCAAAGAAGTCCCCTGACTGTGCATTTTCTATTGTTATACCAATTGATGGCAATACAGAATTTGCTGCAATGCTAGTTCCAGATTGGCCTGTAAAGAAGGTATTGGTAAAGGATACTGACTTGGTGGAAGTGCCAGAGGAAAACAAACCATTTGTAGCCCCTGCATTACCAAGACTTGTTTCTGTTCTACTTTCCAGTTGTGCTGTATATCCTAGCTGATCTATTTCTATAGATTGTGCTGGGTCGTCTGTATCCATATCGCATCTAAATTTGAATCCTCTTGCAACAAATGTTCCATTTACAAAAGGATTAAATTGACTAAAGTTTGCTCCATAAGTACAAGATGTTCCACTTGATATTGTTGCACTTGTAGCAGAGGTAACTGTGAATGTGCTTGAACTTGGGACAGAAACAATTTGATAATTTCCATCAGTTGCACTGCCAGCAGTAAAATCTATTACAACAAAATCACCAACAGAATATCCATGCGAACTTTTTGTAATTGTTATGGTTGTACCACTCTGTTCGTAAGTGGCTGAAACTGATAAGTCAGGGTCAAGATCAGTAGTGGCAACTAATAAAGATGCCCCGACATTAAAGGCAGTTGCACCGTCAAAATCAGTCCATGTATCAATATTTGCTGATCTTTTATCTATCAGATCATTAGGGTAAAAACCCTGCGATACGATATGTCTTCTTAATCTCAAAGGTTGTTTACCACCTAGATCAAGTGTATTTGCAAAACTATAATTACCTCCTGTTATATCTACAGCACCCAAAAAGTCAAAATCAGCCATTGAATCAAAATCAGCTACATCATCTAATGTCACCAAAGAAGCAAGCACCAATCCATTTACATCATCACTAAAAAAACAATCAACTTTTGTTCCAGCAAAAGGTGGTGAATCTGTATCTTCCCTATCTTCTAAAACAGTAAGTTTTGGTAAAGGGTCAGGGCTATTTACAATTATTGATGTTTCACCAGAACTTAACCGACCACCATCATCTTTAAATTTTAAAATATACTCCCCAGAAACAATATTTGGAACAATCGACTCGCTGACATTACCTGAAAGGGCTGGTATTACATCAACCGCATTTGTAAAAGTTCCAGTTCCATCAGTGAGGTTTGATGATCTGACTACAACGTTGCCTCCATGAACTACATCAACATCAGTTGATTGATCAAAACGCAATCTCACAAATTGATCTGATATTGGTTCTATTCGTAAATTTTGAACATCAGATGGTAATGCAGTTTTCCCTAAAGCGATAAAAGTAGTTTTTGATGGTTCCGCACTTGGTTTATCTAAAGCATTAAAGCTGAATACTCTTAATTCATAAGTACCTTTTTGACTATTTTCTATATCAAAAGTATTACTAAAAACATCACGAGTAATAAAATTACCGTCATTAAATCTATATTGAACTTGATATTTACTAACACCAGCAACACGCTGCCAGTTAAAAAATATTTTGCTTACAGCTTTATTATCAATAACAACAATTTTTTCTTCTGCTGATAAATTACCAGGCGCATCTTTAAGAGAAGTTAAAACAGTGGTTGTTCTTGTTGGTAATGCAGCCCCATCCTCCACAAAAGCATATTTTCCAGTGTTATGTTCTAAGGCTGTTATCTGAAATGTAAGATCCTGACTTTCTTTAACACTGATAACTCTCCAAGTTGTAGTTTGTAACGTATCATTTTGTAAAATCCAAACACTGTTAGCATTTGGCGCAGAAGAATAAGCAGAAGAAACAGTAATGACTGCTCCATCTATACTTGATATGTTTTTAGTCTCAACTGACCCATCAGGCAAAATTACTGATAATGTTGCATTATTTGTTGAAACTAAATCTGTATCTGTCGTATCATCAACTGTTATTGCAGTGGTTGTAGCTGATGCAATTCTTCCTCCTCTTCTTGAACCAGCTTTTACAGGATCACTTATTTCTATAATCTGCCCTGGTCTTACTAATGTTCCAGCTTCTAGGGTTACTGAAAAAGAACAAGTTTCACCTGAATTTTGTTCATTATATAAAAACCATTTCCCCATTCTTGAGGCCATACCACGACTTGTACAACCAAAACTTTGAATCGTTTTTATAACTGTGCCGTATTTTGCACTTGCTGTTGTATCTTCTACAGTCTCATAATCTACCTCTCTTGAATCAAGATCTAAATATCCAACATTAACAACGGTATGTCTTGTTTTTAATGAAGAGCCTGTATATTGAAACCCCTCCTCTGACACGTTGGAATAGTTAAACAAATAAACAGGATCTGTTGGCCTATCACCTGATATATTTATTGCCCCTGCACTATAGAAAGGCATCACACGCATCACAGAACAAAGATCATTTATTAAATTAAATGCCTCAGATTGTTGTGTGATATTTACATTTATTGCAAACCTAGCCTCTTGCCCACCAAGGCCATCATCTACCAATTCATTGTTATAGACAGATTGATTGTAAAATGTATATTGATCTAAGGAACTTTCTGCAATTGATAAACCATATCTTGTATTGGTCAACAAATCCCATAACACCCAAGCTGGGTCTGAGTGCCATTCTGTAGCAGCTTTAAATGTTCCGTTAAATGTTCCACTATATGTAATACGACCAGTTTGAATGTCAACAGTTGCGTTGTGCGGAATTTTTGTCTTTATCCCTCTGAGCCTGAACGACCTCTTGGGGATTCTTGGGAAGGCTTCTGCGCTAAACCTAAGTGCTAAATGTGCTACATCTGGATAAGCATTTTGTTCAAATATTACCTCGGTCATACTTGACCAGTTGAACGCAGAAAATATTGGACTTGTAGTGTCATCAGTTGTCCTTGAAACTCTTACATTTATTGGAAAACTTGTACTCGTTGGAAGATTAATTAAATAATCTCTAAAATATGTGCTGGTTGATCTACCAGTAACAGTGTCATCAATTGGTGTTGTTGTTGTGCCATCATTTTGTATAATTTCAATTTTTACCCCTGCACTTGCACCTGTTATTTCTCCATTATCTTCTACCGTTTGGATGCTTTGAAAAGAAACTGTCACTCTTACAGCATTTACTGAAGTATTTGATATGGCTCTTGTTATTGGATTACCACTTGTTACAGCAACGCCAACGCTGCTTTCTGTCTCTATGTTAGAAATTCCACCAATAAAAGTTTGATCTGAAGTACCAAATCGAGGTTCAAAACCTACCTCTTGAAAGTTAAAGTCACTGTCATCAGGTGATGTGTTACTTGCAGCAGTTTGAAGTAATTGTGTTCCGTTAAGAAAAATATCTTTTTTAAAAGCATTATTATAAGCATCTGTTCCTTTTGTAAGACCAGCCTTTGATGCTGTTGCGCTGCCCTCAATCTCGCCCTCACCAACGGCCTCCACAAGCGTATTAAATTGCTTTGATGAAAGTGTATCAGTAGGAAGATCTGGATTTGTAAAAACTGTTTGTTGTGTAAATTCTTGTATCCCAGCCATTATGCATCACCTCTTACTTGCACTGTATCAATACCGTTTGAAACTGTCACCGATCCAACTATCGTTTCTCCATAAATTAAATTAATTGCACCTCCAGCTTTTGCAATGTTGGTAATCCCACTAAATGAATAGTTTGACGCAAGTGAGGATGGGTCTGTTCTTTCCATGCCAGATGGCCCTCTTGCTTGCGGTTGAGGTGTAAGCATGGAAGTTACACCACTAACAATTAAACTTGTACCAACAGCCGTCAGAGCAGATCCTAAAATTCCTCCAACACCAATAGCGCTGACAACACCACCAACAGCACTACCAATAAATGGTGCAACGAAAGGAGCAACAAAAGCAGTGCCACAGGCAACGGGAATAATTCTTATTTCAGCATCACCTGTCATGCACAAAGTTTCATCATCAATTACTTTGTCACCCGAATAAACTTTATAAACTTGATTTTGTAGATGGTTTGCAACTTCTGGATAATTACAACATAAAAAACTAAAAGCCTGTCCGATATTATTTAAATCAGCCTCAAAAGTTGCCTTGCCAACTAATTGTCTTAATTTTCCGTAAATTTTAATTTTTCTCAGCATGACGATACCTCTTATAAATTGATTTATACATTTGCTCATCTAGCAAATCTCTTGAACTTAGTCTACCGACTTGATGATGTAAAACCATCTGTTCTCCTACATAAACCCCAACATGACAACCAGTATTTTTTGCCATGCTCATCAATAGTACATCATCTTTTTGGATATCATCTGTTACTTCTATAAGACCAGTTTTTGGAAGAGCGTATTCAAATAAACCATTAGTAAGCATCTCTGTTGGATCTTTTGGTCTTGGCCAATCTTTAACTTTAAGATTTTGTGATTTAAAATAATCTACTACAAGAGTCCAACAGTCTTGAGCTTTCCATATCCATTCTCTTCCTAATAATGGTTGTGGTTTATATCCTGTAGGTTCAAAATAATGCCAATCATTTTGTTCAGGGCTATAAATATGCCAAGGAAGGCCAAGATATTCACAAGCTGTTTTGTCTGTCTCAGAAGGAAATATTGGCCCTGTAGGGTGGGAATGTATTATCGCAGTCAGTTCACCACTATCTTCTGCAAAAGCCCAATCATCAGGGTCAATAATAAAATAAGAACAAAGATTATTTGCTAGATTTTTACAGGGAAAATATGTTTCTTTTCCTTTTACTATTGCCAAAAGACCACAAGATTCCTGAGGGAGGCAATCTTTTGCGTGTTGTGCTGCTTTATCTTTCCAGGTCATGCGTCAATAAAAGTACCAATACCAGGGAAATCTTTTCTTGTAAATTGTCTTTTGGGTACTCTTACATTAGTTAAATCAAGAGCAGAAACACATTCATATTTTATTAATTCTCTATTCTCTAAAACTTTACGATCTAAAAAATATATTTCATCAGGAAACTTATCAGCACTAGGAGTACCAAAAGGGTTAGATCCTCCTGAAAAATTTGCAGCATCAAGGTTAGAAGCGAGTGTTCTTATTCTTGTCAATTTTGCACCATTAAGATCGTTAGCTGGTGTGAAAGCATTTACAGTTGCAATAACGGCTGTAAGTGTAGATAAAATATTACTTACTGTTAAGGTAGGTCTTGGGATTTGGCCACGACCTGTAAATTCAAAACCTTCAGCTTCTATTGGAAATCTTGCATAAGTATTTCCTTGCCAAACAAGTTCACCGTTTCCATTTTGGTTTGATCCACTGTGATAACGATATAAAGTACTGCTTCCATGAATAGACGCTATAAGTTGTAGTTCAAACAGTTCAATAACTGCTGATGGATTTATGCTCTGTAGTTCTGAGGTTGGTATTGCCATCTATGGTTCTGCAACCTCCTCAAAAGTAAGGTTCATTGTTACCCTGTTTAAGTATGGAATTGTTTTAGATCTTCTTGTACATTTAAATTTTCTTGCAGAAGATTCTCCTGTCATTGTGTAATCAAAAGAAGCCTGATCGTCAAATCTTGCATTTAAAAAAGTATCTATGGTATCAGAATCTGTTTCAGAAATATTAAAAGTCAAGTTCACAACATGAAGTCTTTTATTTGCTGGTAAACCAAAAACAGTTCTAAACTCATAACCATCACCAAGTTTTGTTACAAGCCCTTTTTGCTCAACAGTTTGTGTTGTTCCATAGGTTGGTGTGATCGAGGGAAAGGTTGCCATTATGTTAATAATCCTCCAGGTCTTTTCTCTTTAACAAGTTGTTCTTGTATAGCTTGGCCAATAAGTTGTCCTAATTGGTTTGCCTCGGCTGTACTACCTTGAACTTGTGGTGCGCCTGATGCGTCTACATTCACTGTAACCATATTAGTAACACCTCCTCCACCTCCTATCATATTATTTGGAATTATAGTACCAGAACTGGTTGGAACAAAAATTTCAGGGCCACGCTCTCCAACGATTGATGCCTTTCCAACAGGTGGCCTTCCACCATTTGCAAATCCAAGAAGTGGACTTATTCCACCGCCACCGCCAGTAAATGCGTTAGCACCACCTAAAAAGCCACCACCTGAAGATTTTTTGCCACCACCAAAAAGATTACCAAAGAACCCACCAATTTTACTACCGATTCCAGAGACTGCACGTTGCATTGCAACCTCAACAAGTTTTCTTTTCAAATCATTTAAAACATTGATTGCGGCATCAGCTAATGATTGAGTTCCCATGACAGCATCAGTTAAATTACTGACGATTCCCTGCTCTACACTTTGGCCTATCTCCATAAATTTTTCGTTTAGAATGTCAGCTTCACTTTTTACGTTTAACAATTCTTCTGCAAATTTTTGAGAACCAAGAGCTAAATCTGTTACTAGGAAACTTGTCTGACCTAATTTTTCATTTAAGAAATCTGAAGTGGTGACAGTTGATTCTATTGCTGTTGTAGTCGCT